TACAAGTTATCTTCCACAGCTTCCTCTGTGATGGAGAAGCCCATCGCAATGGTTTCGTGGGTGTAACGTGCAGTCCATGCTTCTTGTGCATTGTCATAAGCGATGGCAGAACCCTCGTTTTTGACTGGTGCTTGACCGAAGCCAGACAGCTTTGTCTCTTCTTCGAAGCTACGCTCAGATGTCTCTGTTTCGTAGATTTCTTTGTGCTCTTCGCCGTATTTAGCGTACTCAAGACCAAACAAAGCGTTCAGGCCGGGGAGTAATTCTTTGAGCAGTTGTGCGCGTGAAATAGCCATGATTTAGCTCCTTAGATGCCAACGGCGTTAGTGAAAGCGGAAGCGCCGGGATTGAACTTCACAAACACTTCCGTGTATGTGTCGGTCAATGGAGAAGCGAAACCGATAATCTTGAACGCAGCGGCAGTTGTTACAACTGTGCTTTCCAAAGCGCTGGTAGAGTTACCTGTACGGGTGTTACCTGTAGAAGTAGACTGTGCAGCGGCAAAGAAAGTGTTTGCGCCAAGAGCGGCCTGAGTTACTTGACCATCCAATTGAGCTTGGAATGTCACGTTAGGGTCAGTGATCACGTATGCAGTCACCACGCCGGTTGTGCCGGAGGGGTAGTACTGACCGTAAATCTGCTGGCCTTGTGCGTTGATGTAGGATGCACCAACAAACACGCCCCAAGCACCAATACTAGAACCACCAAGGTTGTTGGTAGTCAAGTCTGCGCCGGTAGCGGTAGACAAAGCGATATAACCGTCTGCGTCGATAAGAACTACTTGTCCAAAGAACAAGTTGGTTCCAGCACCGCTGGTTGGGTTAATCAAATACTGACTCGTAGCGCCAGCATAGGGCATGCCGTCGTTACGGTTAATGGCTCGTAGGCCATAGGGGGTATTGGTCATTGACATTTAAGTCTCCAAAAAAATTTAAATACCTTTTCCGAAAGTGACCGTGGACTTACGTTCTTTGAACATAGGCATCCTCGGATCATTCTCGCGCATGTATGTGTTGTCAACCGATTGCATTTGCGCGTCCGCTTGTTGGCGATAGTACGCATTACGCTGTTCAGTAAACTCCACAGGTGTTTTGCAAAGCAAGAGACCACCTACCTCGATACTGTCTGGAAACTTTGCCGCAGCAGAGTTAAACAAACGAATCTCGGGATGATCTGAAGCTTTAACGGGTTCCCAACCCTCGGCAAGCTTGGAGGAATAGTTTGTGGCGTCATCTTTCCCTTGCGAGGCAATCCTGATCCAACGAAACGCATAACCCGGTTCCGGATTCGGATCGGGTAGAAGTTTGGGGGGCATCCATTGTTTAGGACGCTCCGCCTTTTCGCGTGTATCAAGTTCCCGTGATAGGGGTTTAGTTTTTTCCATTATGTTTTCCTCATTTCTTCAGCAACCTTACGGGCGTACAGTTCCAATGGAACTCCCAACCGCTTGGCGAGATTCACCTGTGTCTGCGTCAGCACGATTTTGCGCGGTGCTGTACTACGCGTTGCAGGTGCAACGTTATTGGATTTGGTTCGCTGAGGTTTAGCATCAGCGGGTTCGTCGGCTCCAAACTGGTCGGCGAACCTTTCGCGCATGTCAGTGTTGATACGTCGGTAGTATTCTTCACTGCCTGCCGGAATTCCTTCCCCTACCAAGTCCTCGTGCAAGCCAAGGGCATAAGCTGTCATCCGTTTATTTGAACCAAACCACTGATTTTGGTCTTGCCATGCAAGCAGTTTTTCGTCCACGGGTGCAGCCGGTTGGGGCTGATATGCGGGTTGTACCTCAGTTTTTTCTTCCTGTAAAGGGGCTGGACGGAAATTATTTACTTTTTCCGATTTCATCTTGGCCGAGGTAAGCGCTTCTTGGGCGTTTACCAGAGCATCAGAATCACCCGCTTCATAGGCTTCTTTGTACTGACGTTTTGCAGTTTCAAGCTCGTTGGCCACCACTTTCTTGGCTTGTTCCAACAACGCTGTCTGGTTCTGGCTAACAGAACCTTTTAGCTGTTTGTTTTCTTCAGCCAGCGACCGGGCAAACCGCAGGGCTTCTTCTTTCTCGCGTTCCGCCGTTTCTTTAGCGCGGCGCTCGTCGTGATAGCCTTTTGTAAAGTGTTTTATGCGTTTTTGAACACTTTCGTCGTACTTTGCCAACTCATCATCCGTCACCTCTTTAGGAGGCTCAGTCATGGGTTTGCGCCCACGGTCCTCGGGAGGCGTGTCGTCTACGACTTCAATTTCCGGTTCGTCGGACTCAGGTTCTACAACCTTGCCACCCTTACGGGCGTTGACTTCGACTTCATCAGGAAACTCAAATTCTGTTTTCTCAATTTCTGCCATGATTACTCCTTAGGTTGGACGCTGGATACCACGAGGGTCTTGCACAACGGCTTGTACGGAATCATCGTTAATCAGACGCCATTCGGTGCCATGAATTTTCATGCGCGTGCCAGTGTTTGGACGAACCAAAACAAAGTCACCAACTTTGCATGATGGGCCAGATGGGAATCTGGCAGCGTCTTTGAACGCGTCGGGACCAATCTTTGCGACAAACAGCACGGGGGATAAAAGCTCCTCGTGATACATCATCGTTGCGGATTTAATAATCCCTGTTTCACCAATTTCTTCTTCAGCTTTGGGAAGCATACAAAGAATGTGGTAAGTGGCCGGATCGGGCACTTGTTTGGCTTTTTCTTCAGTGGATGTATTTAGCAACCCACTCAGATTAACAGCCTTAACATCAAACTCAGTCATCGTCATAATCCTTAGTTTTTCGCACGAGGTCAGCAAGTTCATACTGCGCGGTTTGCAGACCTCGGATAGTTCCGCACAGTTCTTTATAGTGCTCGTGGGATTTAGCTCCACCAGCACTAATTACGTCAACCAACTGCTTGACGTGTTCATTGAGTTTTCCGTCTAAAACTTCAAGCAGTGAGGCCATGATTACTCCTTATTACCTTGTAATAACTTCTGAATTCTGTCCATCTCAGCGTGCTCTAACTTCTGTGCATGAACTTGTCCGCCGTGAGCCATCTTCTGCTGGACTTGAGCTTGTTGTTGCTGCATCTGCTGTTGTTGCTGAGCTTGCGCTTGCTGCAACTCCATCTGTTTGGCAGCCATCTCCATGCCGTGTAACTCCTGCGCCTGCATAATTTCTTGCTGTAATCGCATTGATGCCATGGCTGGGTCTTCACCAGTTTTAGCCGCGTTCTCCTGCGCCTTGAGTGACAACTCCTCGGCCTTAAGCTGCAAGTCACCTTTGACCTTGAGCGCTTTAGTGTCAGCTTCCTGTTGTTTAATCTTGATCTCAGCTTGCTGCAACTGCATAACTGGGTCTTGCTGCATCTGCTGGGCCTGTTGACTTGCCGCCTGACCTTTGCTCGCAGCCAGCACCTGCTGTGCGCCTTGGGCAACCAGACGCGACAACATAACTTCTGCGTCTTCTGGCATTTCTTCGTCTGGTGGTGGCAGTGGCACGCCAAGCTGCTCCTCGACTTTCTTGCGGTACGCAAACGCCAAGTGTTCTGCAATGTGCGCTTGAATCTCGGCCATCATTTTCTGGGCTTGTGGGTTCTGCCCAATTTGCGCCATTATGAGTGGGTCCTGCATCATTGATGTATGTACAGAAATGTGTGCGTCGTGGTCCTGATAGATAAACGCTTTAGTCGGTTTGCCATTCAGGAACGCCATGTTCTCCGAGACAGGATCGCGTGGTGTCATGTCGTCATCTGTAGGTACAAGCTTCTCAGCGTTCTTTACACCCAACACTTCAATCATCTGGCGGTGCAATATGGGCAAGTCGTAAATCTGCGGAGCTTGCTGCGCCAACTGCATCACCGCTTGGTACTGCATGATGCGCTGCGCCATTGTCGCGCTGTTCGGATCGGACACTGGGATCACGTCCACCATGTCGTAATCTTCTTGCTTTGCCATGCGGTCGCCGCTTGATGGATCAAAGCTGTACTGATCTGGTGTGTAGTCGCGGATGATGTCACGCAGGAGTTTGAACTCTTGCTTCATGCTGTAGTGCACGCGGGCCTGTACAGCAGACATTGTCTTCAACTGACGCTCAAGTAATGCAAGCGTGGTACCTACCGGAGCATTTGCACTCATGTCGCTGATGTTCATGTCAGCAATAGAGCCAAGGCGTTTGCCCTCGTCAGTGATCTGATTTA